GTGGCGGTAATCGGCGGATCGGTTTCTCTGGCAAAGCTCGGCGGAAATGACGTGATGACGGTCGTGGCGGCGTTGATCACGATCACGTCCACGTTCTCCCTGGTCTTCGGTCTGTCGGATCGAGCGCGGCGCCATGCCTCCCTGGCCGCCGACTTTCGTCGCCTTGAGGCTGAAATCCTGGCGAAGGGAGAGCGCGACTTCACCGAGGCGGATATTGGTTCATGGGCCTCGCGTGAGCGTGTTCTTGAGGCCTCCGAACCGCCATCGTTAGGCAACCTGGTGCGCATCTGCCAGAACGAGCTTGCTGTGGCTCAGAGCCACCCGGAAAACATTCGGAAGGTTGGCTTCTGGCGCCATCTGTTTGCGCACTGGCTCGACTTGCCGATGCTGAAGGCGCCGGCATCGTCGTAGCGGAGCATCCCAGGTAGCGCCGCCCCGGCGCCTGTAAAGCCGTTTAATAGCGGCTCTCGCGCGCGACCGCGATCATTGCGGTCATGCGCTCCATTGAACTCATAGTTATCCATTGCTCGGCCTCCCCCAACGGAGTTTCACTCTTCGAGGGGACACTGGGCATGCCGGGGTTCCGTACCCCGGTCGAAACCATCGACCAGTGGCATCGGCAGCGTGGCTTCCGCCGCGACTTCGCCGCCAAGGGGCGCTTCAATCCCCAGCTGACCAGCATCGGCTACCACTTCCTCATTTACACCGCCGGTGTGGTGGCTACCGGCCGTGCGCCGGAAGAGGTTGGCGCCCACGCTAAGGGCCATAACGCCAACTCCATCGGCGTCTGCATGATCGGCACCGACAAGTTTCCGCCGGAGCAGTGGGATGCCATCGCCGGCTGGGTGCGTGTGATGCAGAAGGCTTACCCAGGCGCCCGCATCGTCGGTCACCGCGATCTGTCGCCAGACCTGAATGGCGACGGCGTGATCTCGTTCAACGAATGGACGAAGCGCTGCCCAGGCTTCGATGTCGCCGCCTGGCTCGCCAGCGGCATGGTGCCGCCGGCAGTCAACGTACTGGGAGCGTGACATGAAGCCCTTTTGGAAATCCAAGACGCTGCGGTTTAACGCCGTCGTCGCCGCACTGGCGGCAGCCGAGGCGTCGGCTGGCCTCATTCAGCCTCTGGTGCCCGGAAACATCTACGGCTGGGGGCTGATGGTTCTCACCGTTGGTAACGCCATCCTGCGGGTCATCACCACTCAGGCGGTAACGCTCAAATGATGATCCCGCCCACCCTGCGCGCCTGGTTGGCAGTCGGCGTACTGCTGGCGTTGGCCTTCGGCTTCTACACCTTCGGCCACCATGTCGCCGCCACCGAGTGCGGGGCTGGAAAGAGCCAGGCCAAGACCGTAGCGATTGAGAAACACGACAAGGCTGCCGAAGCCGGTAACGCGGTCGAAAAGACCGCCGCCGTCCGTGCGGATCGGCGCGAGACATTCTTTACCGGACTGCAACGGGAGGCTGCAACCCATGAAAAAACGAATCCTCTATCTACTGGCTGCGGCCTCGATCCTGAGCGGCTGCGCCGCTGGAACGCAGCCAACGCCGGAGCCGCTGTTGATGCCTCCGGGTCGGCTGATGGTGCTACCTCCTCCACCGTCCCCGGCATCGAGCGGGGAGCTGGCGGACTTGGAATCCAATCATCGGGAAGCCATGCGCGCCTACTGGACCCTGCGCGACCGCTACCAGGAGCTGATCGACTGGCTGGAGGCGACGGGCAATGAATTACGCTAGCGCCCGAGTCAGCATCGGCAACGGCGACCTGATCGCCTTCCGGGGCCGCAAAGGGCCTCTGGCGCCCCTGGTGCGCCTCGTGACAGGCAGCCCTTATACGCATACCGCCGTCGCCTTCTGGTGCGAAGGGCGGCTGCTGGTGGCCGAGACCAATGGCGCCAATGCCGCCGTTGCCCCCCTCTCCCAGCATCTCGGCACCGACTTCGACGTGTTCGCTTGCCCGGTGAAGCGGGAGGACGCGGTGGATGCCGTGTGGGACGCGCTCGGCGTCAGCATCGGTTACGACTTCACCGACCTGGTTGTCGTCGCCGCCCATCGCCTGCTCGGCACTCCGCTGCCGCCGGCCGATGACGATAAGCTCTTCTGTTCGGCTCTATCGGCGACGATCTACAAGCATGGCGGCTGGCGTCCGGCCGGCCTGCCGTCGATACCCGCGCCGGATGACGTGGTGCGGGCCGTGGGTGGTGTGTCGGTGATTGAGGTCAGATGATGCCTGCTGCGACACAAATCACTATCGAGCTGTGGGCTCTGATCACCTTCCTGGTGGGGTTGCTGCTTTCCTTCATTGGGTGCGTATTTGCCTTCGCCAAGGTTCTCGGCGGGCAGGTTGATCGGCGGCTCACTGAGCGATTCAAGGCCCAGGAAGATGCGCGCCTGGTGGCCGATCAGGCGCTCCATGACATCCTCAAAAAGCACCTGGAAGAGGAGAAAAAAACAGCGCAGAAGATCGTCGATCTTGAGCGTGATTTCCTCAACTGGAAGGGCGACCTCCCGCTCAACTACGTGCGCCGAGAAGACTACATCCGGGGCCAGCAAGTAATGGAAGCAAAGCAGGATTCCCTCTTTGCCGAGACCAAGATGGTACTCATGAAGCTTGAACAAATACGCGGTCGAATGGGAGGGATGGAGTGATGTCTGACCACGAAAAATCACGCCGCGAGGGCATGCGCTGGAACTTGCTCAGCGCCCTGCACAAGGCCGCGCCCTATACCAGCAGCGAGGCCTTCCTGGCCGATGTGATGCGCGGCATCTACCCGGATGCCACGCCGCTGGAAGTGCGCAAGCAACTGGACTATCTTCTGGACCGGCGCTTGATCACCATCGACAAGCAACCCTCCGGTGCCTGGTTTGCCGACATCGCCCGCTGGGGCACCGACATCGTCGAGTACTCCGTCGATTGCGATCCGGGAATTGCGCGGCCCGTGAAGTATTGGGCCGACTGACATGGCCCGCCGCTCGAAGATTGACGGCCTGCCGGTAGAGGTACGCCGCTGGCTGGAACGCGCCCTGACCGAGGCCAATTTCTCTGGCTATGAAGAACTGGCGATGCTGCTGCGGGAAAAGGGATATGCCATATCCAAGTCATCCATCGGCCGCTATGGGCAGAAAATCGAGCGCCGCTTTGCCGCCATCAAGGCCAGCACCGAAGCGGCGCGGATGCTCACCGAGGGCGCGGCAGACGATCAGGATGCCCGTTCGGAGGCGCTGATCGCCCTGGTTCAGACCGAGATGTTCGAGAGCATCGTCAATCTTCAGGAAGCCGGCGAGGAAGGGTTGTCGGATGAGGATCGCATCACGTTGCTGTCCAAGGCAATGAAGAACATCGCCACGGTGACCCGTGCGTCGGTGACGCTGAAGAAGTTCCAGCAGGAAGTTCGTGCCCGCGTCAAGGTCGCCGCCGAGGCAGCCGAGAACATCGCCCGCAAGGGGGGCCTCACCACTGATGCGGTCGAGTCGATCCGTCGCGAGATTCTCGGTATCGCCCAGTGAGCGCTGCGGCTTTTACTCCAGACGTTCTTCTGAGCTATCAAAAAGACTGGGTAGCCGATACGGCAGACGTCTCCGTTTGGGAAAAGTCCCGCCGGATCGGGGCCTCCTGGACCGACGCCGGCGACTCGGTGCTCTGCGCCTCGGCCAGCGCTGGGGCCGCCGGCATGGACGTGCTGTACATCGGCTACTCAGAGGACATGACTCGGGAGTACATCGACGATTGCGCGATGTGGGCGCGAGCCTTCAATCGCGCCGCCGGCGAGATGCAGGAGGTGATGTTCGACGACACCGGCAGCGATGGCGATACGCGGCAGATCAAGGCGTTTCGGATCGACTTCGCCTCCGGCTTCAAGATTCTCGCCCTCTCCAGCCGGCCGCGCTCGATACGGGGGAAGCAGGGAAAGGTCACCATCGACGAGGCTTCATTCCATGACGATCTGGAGGGGCTGCTCACCGCCGCGCTGGCGCTGCTGATCTGGGGGGGGAAGGTGCGTGTCCTCTCCTCCCACAACGGCGAGGACAACCCCTTCAACCAGCTGGTGAAGGATATCCGTGCCGGGAAGTACTCCTACAGCCTGCACCGCACCACCTTCGACGATGCGCTCCGCGATGGACTCTATGACCGCGTCAAACTGGTCATGGGGGAGCGCCTAAAAGAAAAGACTCTCGATGAGTGGCGCGCCAAGATATACAGTCTCTACGGCGACCGGGCACGGCAGGAACTTGATTGCATCCCGAGCGCCGGCTCCGGTGTCTATTTGACGCGCACCCTGGTAGAGCGCTGTCAGGACGCAACCATTCCCATCATTCGCTGGCAGAAGCCGCCCGAGTTTGTGCTCGATGATCAGCGCCTGGTCGAGACTGACCACTGGATCGCCGACGTGCTCAAGCCTGTGCTGGATAACCTGGCACCGGACAAACGCACCGTGTATGGCCAGGACTTTGGGCGCTCCGGAGACTTGTCGATTACCTGGGCGCTACAGGAGGAATCCCCTACTACCTGGCGCACGGCATTTGCGCTCGAGCTGCGCAACATACCGTTTGACGTCCAGGCGAATATCCGCGACTTCATCCTTAAGGAGCTGCCGCTATTGCATCACGCCAAGTTCGATGCCCGCGGCAACGGCCAGAGTCATGCCGAGGGAGCCCTGCAAAAGATAGGGGCCAACAAGGTCGAATGCGTGATGCTTTCTCAGACGTGGTACGCGGTGAACTTCCCACCCTATCGCCAGGCCTTCGAGGATCGCTCGATTCTGGTACCGCCTGGCGAGGATGTGATCGCCGACCACCGGCGCGTCGTTCTTAACAAGGGACAACCAAGGATCGACGACGGCCACGACAAGGGCAGCGATGGTGGCCAGCGCCACGGCGACTCCGCAGTTGCCGGTGTGTTGGCCTGGGCCGCTACCCGAGTGGAAGGCGTACCGGCAGCGGGTGAAACTGTCGATGCCAACCCAGACACCTACCTACCCGAGTCCATGCAGGGACGTCGGCGTACCTCGATGTGGAGATAGACATGGGAATCCGCGAATTTTTCGGCAATGTTTTTGGGGGACTGGCTTCTGCGGTCTTGCCTCCTGGCGGCAACAATTCCGGCGATCAGCCCTTCATTGAAGCGGCTGGCGCGACCATTGATGCCGACGAGGATCAGTGGCGTCGCCTTACAGGTGACACGGCGAACCGGGATCTGCTGCCGGTCACCCAGGCGCGCATGCAGAAGATCGCCGCCTGGCTGTGGGAGGGCAACCCTCTGGCGAACCGGCTGATTGAATTGCCGCTGGCCTACCTGCTCGCTGAAGGGGTGCGCCTGACCGTGGATGACGAGGAGAACCAGAAGGCGCTGAATCGCTTCTGGCGCGACCCGATCAACAACATGCCGGCCAAGTTGGCCGAGAAGGTGCGCGAGCTGGCGATTTTTGGTGAGCAGTGCTATCCGACGTTCGTCAACGAGATGAACGGCACGGTGCGCCTGGGTTATCTCGACCCGTCGCTGATCGCCACGGTGGTGAATGATCCAGATAACGCATCGCAGCCAATCGGCGTAGTGACAGTGAAGGACAGGAAAGGACAGGCGCGGCGCTACCGCGTCATCGTCAACGGGCCGGAGGATGTATTTACGGCGCGGACGCAGGAGATTCGCGCCACCTTCACCGACGGCGATTGCTTCTACTTCCGCATCAACAACCTGGCAGCCGGAACGCGGGGACGGTCCGATCTTCTGGCCGGGGCCGACTGGCTCGATGGCTACGACCAGTTTCTTTTTGGTGAGCTGGATCGCGCCAAGTTCCAGCGCGCGTTCCTTTGGGACGTGACGTTGAAGGGGGCCACGGATGATGTAGTCAAGGCGCGGGCAAGGGAGATTTTCGCGCCGGCGCCGGGATCGGTGCGAGTACATAACGACTCCGAGGAATGGAAAACCGAGACGCCAAGCCTCCAGGCCGGGGATGCCGGCGAGCATGCCCGTCTGTTCCGCAATCATATTTTGGGTGGCGCGACGATTCCCGAGCACTGGTTTGGTGGTGGCGGTGATGTGAATCGTGCCGCCGCCAGTGAAATGGGGGAGCCGACGTTCAAGATTTACTCCATGCGCCAGGGCTTCTGGAAGCTCGCGCTCCAGGATGTAGGCCGTTACGTGCTGCGTCAAAAGGCGCTTGCCGAAGGAAAACCGGAACCCGAATTCGACGATCCGGCCCATGACGTGGAGGCCGAGTTCCCGGAGCTGACCGCCAAAGACACCACCAAGTGGGCTGCTGCCCTACAGCAGGTGGCGGCCTCGATGGTGGTCTCCATCAATCTCGGCATCCTGACCAAGGCCACCGCCGTGCGCCTGCTCGCCGCCATCGCCGGCCGCCTCGGCGTCGAGTTCGACCCGGTGACCGAGCTGGAGGCAGCGATGGCCGAGAAGGCCAAGGTCCAGGAGGCGGATGTCTTCACCGGAGACCCTGCTGCTGCCGCTGATCCGCAACCCGGCAAATCCGCGCCCACTGGAGAGTAGGCGTGAGCGACGGCGATAAGGCCAAGACGGTGCGCGACCTGCGGGCCGAGGCGCTGAAGCGCCGCACTCGCTTGATTGCCGACACGCGGGGCGAGGTGCTGGCCTTGCTCGGCATCGCCCAGCGCCGCATCCGCGACCGCCTGCTCGCGCAACCCTCTGCTGCCGAGCAGTGGCAGCTACAGCTCCTCCAGGGCGAGATACGCCAGGCGCTGAAGGAATTCGCCGATCAGGCTGGGGCGAAGGTCGCCAGCGCCGCCAGCGCCGCCTGGGAGGCTGGGCAGGCTCTGGTGGATTCTCCGTTGCACGGCGACGGCATCCGTATTGACGCGATGGTGCCTTTACTCGATACGCGCCAGCTCCTTGCCATGCGCTCCTTCATGACGGAGCGGATCGGCGATATCGGCATCACGGCGGCAAACAGAATCAATACCGAGTTGGGCCTGGTGGTAATCGGCGCCCAGGGGCAGATGGACGCCATCAGCAAGGTCGCCGAGATTCTCGGTGAGACATCCCGTGCCCGTGCCATCACCATCGTCCGCACCGAATTGTCACGGGTCTATGGCACCGCCTCCCAGGAGCGGCTGGCCCAAGCCGCTGCCGTCGTGCCGGGCCTGAAGAAGCAATGGCGCCGGTCGGGCAAGGTGCATTCCCGCCTCGCTCATGATCTGGCTGACGGCCAGGTGCAGGACGCCGACAAGCCCTTCAAGCTGGCCACCGGCGTGGCGCTGATGTTTCCCCATGACCCCAAGGCGCCGGCCAAGGAAACCATCAACTGCGGCTGCACGTCGATCCCGTGGAAGGCGGAATGGGAAGTGGCTGCGCCAGGGCGGAAGCGTTACACCGAACAAGAGATGCAATCCAATCCGATGAAGCGCGACATCCAGGAAGGGCTGGATGAGGGCCGTCCGATCCGGGAGCTTTTGGCCGGCGGCAAGGCCGCTTGATGAAAACCCGACGTTGGGCCGTGGCCGCATTTCAACGGTGCTGGATACCCGGATGGGCCGGCCAGGGTGCGTCAGGGGATTTATAAACGTTTATGAAGGCTCCTGTGGCTGATTCAAATCAACCCAGCAGGCGCGTGACGACGAAAATCCGCCGATACCTCTCTCGGTGACCCCTTCCGTCACTTCATCCCCGTAACCGAATTCAGTCTTTAAACCCGTTTCCTGTCGTCATCGCGCGACTGACGGGAACATGGCGTCGTCTGTTTGATCTTTCACCGGAGACCGCCATGCCCGACACCACTATTACGGCTGCCGAAGCCGTAAAGCATTTTTCAAAAGCCGAGATCGCCGTGCAGGTCGTCAAGACCGACGGCAAGTCCGGCACCCCTCTGCGCAATGAAGCCGGCCACATCGTTACCGAGATGAAGCCTCTCGCTGCTGCTCATGTGATCGCGGCGCGTGATCTGGGAGACAGCGTTTCCATCGTCACCATCGACGGCCGCAAGCATCAGGCCGCCAAGTCCGACAAGGCGGCCAAGTGAAGATCCCGCCCCAGGGCCTCATTGGGCGCGAGGCGCTGCGCGAGGCATCCGCTGATCTGCGCCAGGTGATGGCGCTGGTTCGAGCTGCGATCAACGAAAAGGTGAATCCCGTCGGTACGCCGAACGCGGTGGGCAAGTGGTTCGACGTGGAAGCCTTCTACGTTGACCGCATGGTGATCGAGCTGGATGGTCGCTGCTGGTCTTACCCGTTCACGATGGAAGGCACCACCGTGAAGCTGGGCGAGCCCCAGGAAGTGGTGGAGAGCTACGAGCCGGTGACCACCATGAAGGAAGCCGCCGATCTGCGCGTTATCGAGGCCGATGCTGGCAGTTCGGGAACCACTTGGGAAGCGACTCTGATTCGTGCCGGCATGTCCACCGGCAGCAAGGTCTTCTACACCGATGCTTTCCTGCGCGAATCCGCTCCGCTGTTTGACGGCGCGCGGATCTTCGTCAAGGGCGATGTGGAACACCTCAAGGGTGCCGGCAAGGATGTACGCCAGCTCGTGGGGTGGGTCGATGCACCGCGCTTTGTCGAGGGCGCCACGCCGGATACCGGTCACACCGTGGCCATGATTCATCTTCCCGGCCTGCCCGAAGAAACCCGCACCCTGCTGATTGAAGCGGCCAAGGCTGGCCGTGCCGATCTAGTGGGTCTGTCGATTGATGCTGCCGGCTCCACCAAGCGCGAACAGCGCGGTGGCAAGACCGTGAAGGTCGCCTCGCGCATCAGCAAGGTCAATTCCGTTGATTTGATTGTCGAACCGGGGGCCGGCGGCGGCCTGGTGCGACTTGTCGAAGCCGCCGCTACTCACCAGGAGGACTCCGATATGGGTCTGAAGGAACGCATGTTGGAGGCGGTTCGGGCCAAGAACCCGGCTAAGGCTGCCTCGATCGATCTGGCCACTGTCTCCGACGAGGAGCTGGAAACAGCTTACCGCGAGGCGCTGGCTACCGAAACCAAAACCACCCCCGCGCCCGAGGGCATGGCAACGCTGGAAGATATCCGCATGATCGAGGCCCGCGCTGACGCTCGGGTGGCGATTGCGGCCTCGACCCTGCCCGCTGCCGCGAAAGACAAGCTGCAAGCCGATTTCGCCGGTCGCAAGGCGTTTGCGAAGGCGGATGTGGATGCCGCCATCAAGGGTGAGCGTGAGTACCTGGCGCGCTTTACCGAGTCCGGCCATGTGCGCATGCAGGGCATCGATGTGGAAATCACCGAGCCGCGCCATGTCGTCATCGGCAGCATGCTTGATGCCTTCTTCGACGAGAAGCACAAGGATCATCGTTCGGTGCAGAGCTTCCGCGAGTGCTACCGCGAGATTACCGGCGACACCCGCGTTACTGGTCGTCTGGAAAACTGCGATCCGGCCCGCCTGCGCGAGGCGATGGGCGACAGCCCGTTCCGTGAGGCGCTCGACTCCACCAGTTTCGCCAACGTGCTGGGCGACTCCATCACGCGCCGCATGGTGGCCGACTACCGCGACATGGGCCAGTACGATGTCTGGCGCAACCTGGCGCAACCGGTGCCGGTGAATGACTTCCGCAGCAATGAGCGCACCCGCTACGGCGGCTACGGCGATCTGCCGGCAGTGGCCGAAGGCGACCCCTACGGCGCGCTGACCAGCCCGAGTGACGAGAAGGCGAGCTACGCCGTCACTAAGCGCGGCGGAACGGAAGAAATCACCCTGGAGATGGTGCGCAACGACGATGTCGGTGCCATCCGCCGTATTCCGACCAAGCTCTCACGCGCCGCCAAGCGCACCCTGGCCAAGTTCGTGCTGGACTTCATCCGTACCAACCCGGCCATCTACGACGGCGTAGCGCTATTCCATGCCAACCACGGCAATCTGGGTTCCGCCGCCCTGGACGCTGCCGGCCTTGCCGCCGGCCGTCTGGCGATGCTGAAGCAAACCGAGCCCGGCTCCCTGGAGCGTCTGGGTATCGGTCCCAAGCATCTGTGGGTGCCGGCTGACCTGGCGGAGACAGCGGTCAATCTGTTCAATCGCAACACCAACCTGGACAAGACCTTCGTCCAGGACTTGAACCTGACCATCAATCCGGTCTGGTACTGGACGGATGCCAACGACTGGGCGCTGACGGCGGACTACAACGACATCCCGACCATCGAGATCGGCTTTCTCGACGGCAACCAGGAGCCGGAGTTGTTCGTGCAGGACACCCCCACCGTCGGTTCGATGTTCAGCCACGACAAGGTGACCTACAAGATGCGCCACATCTACGGCGGCAACGCCCTGGAGTTCCGGGGCTTCTACAAGTCAGTAGTCGCTTAATCAATACCCCCCCAGGGCGTTGTGCCCGTTACAAGTCGCCCAGGCCGGAACGCGAAACCGGCCTGGGTGCGGAAGTCCAAGAAAAGGAGAAACACCATGCGCAAGAGTTTCATGCTTCTCATCACCGCCGCCCTCGCGGCCCTGTCGCTGTCGTTCGGCGCGGCCCCGGCCCTGGCCGCCACACCCAACTACTCCCCGGCCACGCCGGTGGTAGTTCTGCCCTTCCACATCTCCGGCCAATACACGGCCACCACGGCTGGCGTGGTGAAGATCACGCTGCCGTTCAAGGCCAAGCTGATTGGTATCTCGGCCACTGCCCGAGCGTCGGGCGGTACCACGCCGACTCTGACGGTGGATCTGAAACAAGGGGCCAGTTCGGTGCTCTCGGCGCCGATCTCGATCACCGCCGGCACCGTAGCCGAGGGAACGATCACCACCTCGACCCTGGCCGACGAATCGACCATCACGGTGGATCTGACCATCGGCGGTACCTCGCCGACCTGGGACGACATCATGGTGCTGGTCACCGTCGCGCGGCTTTAACGCTACTGGTCAGGACGACTGTCGTGGCGCTCGCCGATTATCAAACCCTGGTGGATGATCTAGTCCGTGACGAAGCGGGCCGGGTCTCCACCACCCAGCGCGATAGCGCCATCGCCCTGGCGGTAGAGCGCTACAGCGATGATCGGCCACGCACCCTGGTGGAAGACCTGACCGGCGTATCCGGCACCCTGCTCAATCTGCCGGTGGCCTGGGAGCTGGATTTCTCCCGTCTCGATAGCCTGGAAGTTCCGGTGGGCCGCGTACCACCCGCCATCCTCGACCAGGATTCCTACGCGATGTACCTCGCAGCTGCTGGCCTCAAGATCATGCTGCTCAACGGTCTGGCTGCCGGTTCGACGGTGCGCGCCACCTTCACCGCACGGCACAAGCTCGATGCGAGCAATGACACGCTGCCGCTGCGCCACCGGGAAGCGACGGCGAAGTGGGCAGCGTCAATGCTGTGCGATCAACTGGCGGCGTTCTACGCCACCGAACAAGACACCACCATCAGCGCCGACCGCGTCATGGGTCAGAGTAAGAGCCAGGCCTACGCGGCCCGCGCCAAGGATTACCGCAAGCAATATCTGGATGCCTTGGGTGTTGCCGACAAGGTGAATGGCGCGGCCGGCGTCGTGGTGTCCCTGCGGCCCCAGGATTCCCACGGCCAGCCCTACCTCAACCACCCGGCGCGGAGGCTGCTGTGAAGCTGTCGATGGAGTTGCAGGGCTGGCAGTTTCTGGACGAGGCCTTTAGGCGCGCCCCGGATCTGGTGCGCAAGGAACTATTGGCCGCCGTAACCGAGGCCGACATGCTCCTCGAGCGCGAGGTGAAGGATGCCACGCCGACGGCAACGGGCGTTTCCCGCGCCAGCATCTTCTCTCGCGAGCAGGCTTTGCCGGATGGCGCCATTGGTGTTGTCGGTACCAGCCAGACGCACATGGCCTATGTGGAGTTGGGGACTCAGCCGCACTTCCCACCGGTGCAGGCACTGGAAGACTGGGTGCGGGTGAAGCTGGGCATCAGCGACCCGAAGAAGGTGCACGGCATTGCCTACCTGATCGCGCGCAAGATTGCGCGGCGCGGCACGAAAGGCAAGGAAATGTTCAAGCTGACCTGGGATCGCTACCAGCCCCAGGTGGAGGCTATCTTTAGCCGCGCTACGGCCCGCATTGCCGCCGGCCTTGCCGGAGGGGCTCCGGCATGAGCCTGGACGCGATCCGCACCGCCATCGTGGCCACCATGAACACGGTGACCAACGTTGGCATCGTTCATGACTATGAGCGCTACGCCAAGCTCGAGGCCGAGTTCAAGGCCCTGTATGTGGCGCAGATCGCCGGCAAGGGCCAGGTGCGCGGCTGGTATGTGCGCCGCCTTGCCACTCGGGAAGTCAGCCAGGTAATAGGCCGCTACCAGGTCACGCACGAATGGCTGGTTCGAGGCTTTATGGCAATCGAAGATGCTGCCGGTTCGGAGAAGGTTTTCGACACCCTGATCGAGTCCGTGCGCGATGTCTTCCGTACCGATGAAACCCTCGGCGGCGTCGTCTCGTCGACGGTGACTCGCGACGCTGCCGGACTCCAGCTTGAGGAGTCTGTCCCCGTTCTGTTCGCAGGCGTTCTCTGTCACTCGGCGCGGCTCAAACTCATCACTACTCACGATCAATAGGAGATCAAGCATGGCAAAGAACACGCCCGTAGCCGCCCCCGCTGCCCCCACCGTGCCCGAGGAAAACCCTCCCCACGGCGGTAGCTGGGTACGCAATGGCGACGGCACCCTGACGCGCGCTGATGCTGCCCCGGCTGCCGATGCGCAATCTGCCGATCAACCCGTAACGGAGGCCCACTGACATGGCCCGCAAAGTCCGCAACACGGCGATCCTCGCCAAGATCGAGACCATCTATGGCACCGATGCCGTGCCCGTCGGCGCCACCGATGCAATTCTGATTTCCAACTTCAGCGCCAACCCGTTGGCTGCCAGCAACGTCAAGCGCGGCTTGGTACGGCCTTACTTCGGCGGCTCGGAGGAGCTGGTCGGCGCCGCCCACGTCGAGATTTCCTTCGACGTGGAACTCCAGGGCAGCGGCGCCGCCGGCACCGCGCCGGCCTGGGGCAAGCTGTTGCGAGCCTGCGCCTTTGCGGAGGTCGTTACCGCTGCCACGCGGGTCGATTACACGCCGATAAGTTCCGCTCTTGAATCTCTGACCATCTACTACTACGACGACGGTGTGCTGCACAAGGCGCTCGGCTGCTTTGGGGATTTCACCCTCAAGGCCGGCGTGGGTGAGCGCCCGGTGCTGTCGTTTAAGTATCTTGGCCTCGACGGCGGCATATCCGCCGCTGTGCTGCCCAGCGTGACGCTGACGGCCTGGAAGACGCCCCTGGTGGTCAACGACGCCAACACCAGCGACATCCTGCTCGGTTGCACCTATGCAACTGGCGCCCTCTCCGGGGGCACGTCCTATCCCTCGCGCGGCCTGGAAATGTCTCTTGGAGGTCAGGTGGTCTATACGCCCCTGGTCGGTGGCGAGAGTATCGACTTCAACGATCGTGAGTCGGTGGGCAAGATTCAGCTCGACCTCACCGCTGCGAATGAAGTGACGTTCATGGCGGCTGTAAAGGCCAACACCACCCAGGGCATCGGCTTCGTGCATGGCGCCACGGCCGGCTCCAAGGTGCTGATCCACGGCCCGGCTGCACAACTGACCAACCCGAGCAAACAAGACGTCAACGGTCGCCGCCTGATCGGCTACGACGTGCGCCTGGTGCCGGTAGACGGCAACGACGAGCTGCGTATCGTGGCTCTGTAATCCGACACGACTTTTACTGGAGAAAACTATGTTCAAAATCGCCGCATCCCGCACCATCGCCTGGCCGGTCGTTATTCCTGTACCCCAGGACGGCGGGCGGGTGCAAAAGTTCGAGATCCAAGCCGAATTCCTGATGCTGCTGAAATCCAGCCTTGACGAGGTGACCTCTGCGGCTCGCAGCGACGGCGACGATGGCGATCTGGCGTTGCTTCGCGAGGTTCTGGTGGGGTGGAGTCGGGTCTGTGACGAAGCGGGTAACCCTATCGAGTTCAACGCCGAGGCGCGGGATGCCCTGATCGACATCCCCTACGTGCGCCTGGCGCTGCTGAAATCGTATTTCGAGGCCAGCTCCGGATCGGCGGCCAGCAGAAAAAACTAGCGGACGCCGCTCGCCACTGGGCAACCCGTGGCGCGGTCGGCGACGATGAAACCGATGAGGCACTGGCCGCTTTTGGCCTGGTGCGTGAGGAGGAGGAAGCGGAGCGGGATGACGGGAAGTTTCCGGTATGGCCGGAGAACGTCGAAACGGTCCAGGTCTTCCTCGAACTTCTTACTCAGTGGGTTTGGGTCTGGTCCGGTAGGGGAATGAAGACGTCCGGCATGAATTACGCGGCGGTGATTGCCTCGCTGCCAAGGCTGGGGGTCAAGCGCAAAAGGCGGGATGTGGTTTTCGCCGGCCTGAGGGAGATGGAGAAAACCTTGCTGCCGCTGCTTAACGAGCCGGCTGGCGGGTAAGCAGGATGAACAGTCCGGCGGCAACCCACCCCAGGGGCGACCAGCCGGTGAGCAGCATCCAGAAGAACAGGGCTTTCGGGAACGGACTGCCAACCCCCGCCGCAATAGCTGGCGGGATGAGGCAGAGCAGCACATAGAGAATGGCGAAGCCGCCAAGATATTCAGCAATCATTGGATCAGCATAGCATATGGCCCAGGAAATCGTACTCGGCATCACCCTGAAGGCTGACGGCTCTGGCCTCAAGGGGGAGATCGCCGGCATCAGCCAGGAAGTACGCGCCCAGGAGCCTCTGTGGAAGAGCCTGGCTACCAGTATGGGCTTGGTCAATCTGGCTACCGCTCTCCTGCAAACAGGCCTCTCCAAGGTCCGTCAGGCCTTCGATTTCGTCCGTGACTCGGTCAATGACGCCGCCCGCTACCAGACCCTGGGCGTGGCGATGAACCAGGTGGGGAAGAATGCTGGCTACACCGCCGGGCAAATGGCTGGCTTCGAGGCGGAGCTGCGCAAGAACGGCATTGCCATGTTGGAATCTCGCCAGACGCTGACGCAGATGTCGGCTGCTCATATCGACCTCTCGAAGGCTACGGAGTTGGCGCGAGTCGCTCAGGACGCGGCGGTGATTGGCAACATCAACTCGTCCGAGGCGTTTGCCCGCATGATCTACGGCATCCAGTCCGGCCAGGTCGAAGTGTTGCGCACCATCGGCATCAACGTGAATTTCGAGTCCAGCTATGAGCGTCTGGCTCGCAAGCTGGGCATCAACGCGGCGCTGCTTACGGAAAACGAGAAGGCTCAGGCCAGGCAGAATGCGGTTTTGGCTGCCGGCCCGGCAATTTCCGGCGCCTATGAGGCGGCAATGGGGACGGCGGGTAAGCAGCTTTCTTCGATGAAGCGCTACCTCGACGATCTATCGGTGAAGATGGGCACGGGTTTCCTTGAGGCGTTTACCCAGAAGGTCTTTGGCCAGGTCGATAGCCTGAAGAAACTAGGCCAGGAGATGGATACTCTCTTGGCCTCCGGCAAGGTCGATGAATGGGGTCACTCGCTGGCTGACGTCGTGGTAAAAGTGAGCGACGTAGCCAAGGCTGCGTGGCAAATGCGCGATGCGATTCTTGGTGTTGGCATTGCCTACGCTGGCGCGAAAATTGGTTCCTGGCTTGGCCCGATTGTCACTCAGACCTATGCTGCCGCAGCGGCGAACGTCCAGTTCTACTCTTCGGTCGCTGCGGGAAACACGGTAATGCTCGGCGGCGCCACGGCGTCACGGCAGAAGGCAACAGCCGAGGCCGCCGCCGCTGCCGCCTCTCTCGCTCATGCTGAAGCGGTGCATGCCGTCAACGTGGCGGTACGTGAACAACAGATCGCTACGCTGGCGGCCGCCAACGCTCAGTTCAATGCCGCCAGTGCGATGGGGTCGCACTCTGCTGCGCTGGCGGCAGTTAATGCGGCCTCGGCGACACGCACCCAGGCAGTGCGGCAACTTGCGGATGTCTCCCGTGTCGCGGCAGCAACTGAAGCGGAGCTGGCGTCCGCAACTGCTGCCCATCACCTGGCCCAGGGGAATCTGGCGCGAACGTTGGAATCGACGACGGTTTCCGCGAGAGCCGCCGCCGCAGCCAAGACGGCCTTATCCGGCGTAGTGACCGCCCTGGGTGGTCCGATCGGCGTAATCATCACGGCCCTCACCCTGGGTGCGGCGGCATGGATGGCCTTCGGCAATTCCGGCAAGGATGCCATGCAGGACATGAGCGATCGGGCGAAGACGCTCGAGGAGCGGCTGGTCCGTGTCAATAAGGAACTCAAGTACGGCGGCGGTGAAAAAGGCGATACCAAGGAAAAGCTGGCCCAGGCCCGAGCGGATATGGCAAAGGCCAGGGAGCAATATCAGGCATCCCATGAGTACTTGGCGCAAAATGTACCGGCATATCAAGAGCAGATGAAGGCTGAGGCAGACGCCCTAGCGATTCTTGATGGAATGAAAAAGAGAGCCGCCGGCGTTGGCGAAGACGATGCCGTAACGGGTAAATCCTCGGGTCGGTTTACTCAGATGGCCGCTCAGTACGGCCCCAAGCCGAAAATGGCTGACACCCTCGCACTACTCAATCGTGAGCGTGACGAGGAGCTGCGTCTAGCCGGAGACAGCGCCGAGAAGAAGGCCGACATCGAGCGCACCTACCAGCGGACCCGTAAGGGGATCATCGAGCAAATGGGGGGTGACTCCCATCGTGCCCTGGCGGCAATCTTCGACCGGGAGATCGCCGCGACGAAGGAATCCGAGAAGGAACGCCTGCTCAACATCGACACCAGCCACCGCATAGGGTTGTTGAACGATCAGGATTACATCGCCGCCAAACTGGCCGTCGAGAATGACTACCTGAACAGGTCCGAGGCTATCTTGCAGCGCAAGCTGGCGGCGAGCAAAGATGCGGCGGAAAAAGAAAAGGTAATCGGCGAACTGTCGGCCATCAGCCAGCAGCGCAGCATGGCGGCCTTGGCCGCCGAATCCGAGCAAAAAATACTGCGCGGCACCCAGACTGGTGCCATCGCTTCCTGGACGGCGCAGCAAAACCTGGCCAATGATGCCCTGAGTTTTGAGACGGAACTGCTGGGCCAAGATACTTTCGCTCAGGAAAAGGCCCGTGCGGCCCGCGAAATTGATCTGGCGGTACGCGGGCAGATCATGGAGGCCTACCTCGACGAGAACGGCCAGCTCGCCTGGCGGCTCAAGGTGCTGCCGGAGATCGCCGAGGGTTACCTGAAGGCGGGTGATGCGGCTAAGGCGGCTCGCGATAAGGCGTTGGAGGATAAGGACGCCAAGTCGCGCGACTGGACCACTGGGGCAAGCGATGCCCTTAATGAATACCTACGAACCGCATCAGACGGGGCGACGGCGGCGAAGACGCTGTTTTCGGACATGGCCAAGGGTACCGAGGACATGTTCGTCAAGATGGCGACCACCGGCAAGGCGTCCATTAAAGACTTGGTTCAAACCGCCTTGGCGGATCTCGCTCGTATCTACTATCGGGACAATTACGCGAAACCCATTGCCGGAATATTTTCCGGGATGACGTCGGGTATCGGATCGCTGTTCGGGAAGAGTAGCTCGGGATCGAGTCTGGTCGAAACGGGAGGAACATCCCTCGGCGACATGATCGGCATTCCGAGTCTCGGATTTGCTAAAGGCGACGTGTTCAACTCGCCATCGCTTCACTCTTACGTCAATGGCGTCTATGACCGGCCCCAGATGTTTGCTTTCGCCCAGGGGGGGGTATTTGCTGAGGCGGGGCCGGAGGGTGTTTTCCCTCTTAAGCGTGACTCCCAGGGAAATCTCGGCGTAATAGCTACGGGCGGCGGCGGGCTCCAGAACTTGCGCGTTCAGATCATCAATGAGGGAAGTTCCCAGCAGAGAGTCACCTCGGTGCAGCCGAGTTTTGATGCGGATGGCTACGTCGTCCAGGTCTTCCTCAACGACATGCGCAACAACGGGCCGATGCGCCAAGGCATGTCGATGGCAGGAATTCGGGGCGCGTGATGGCGAACTGGCCTTCGTATGTGGATGTTCTCCTCGATGGTTTCGGTTTCGAGCCGGAGTCTGTCCTGACTCGTACCGACGTTGAATCCGGCCCGGCGAAACAGACTCAGACCAAGAGTCGCCCTATGGTTACTGTGACTGCATCAGTGCGCGTGAAGAGCCAGGCGGACTACCTAGCCTTTCTCGGGTGGCACCGGGTGACCATACATCGCGGGGCGGATTGGTTCGATTGGACCCATCCAGTGACCGGCGCCACGACTCAGGCGCGGATCGTCGGCGGGAAGCTGGGCAAAGCGGTTCCGCTTGGCGGGCTGCAGCGATGGGAAATTCCTCTCTCGCTTGAGTATTGGGACGCGTAGGAGCGCTCCTGTAAAGCCGTTTATTGGCGGCTGAAGCGCATGTTCGCGATGATCGCGGACATGCGTGATTACTCCACCACCAGCCGGCGCGGGATGAATGCCACCAGCGGCTTTGCGCCGCTGCTGTGTCTTGAAATCAGCCATGCGGACCTTTCCTCTCCGATTCGGGTGGTGCATGACAACCAGGACGTGACTCATGGCGGCAACACTTTCGTCGCCATCGACTTCTCCATTGATCTTCCCGACGATCAGGATCGTCAGATACCTTCGGCTCAGGTGGGTATCGACAATGTGGGGCGGGAGCTTACCAAGTGGCTGGAGGCGAGTAACGGCGGCGAGGGAGCGACGTGCCGCATTCTTCAGCTCCAGCGAGTTGATCCCGAGGTAGTCGAGTGGGAGTGCATCCTCGACTTCAAGAACGTGAAGATGGACCTGCGCCGAGTGACTTCACAGCTCGGCTTTGAAGACCTGTTGAGCAGCCCTGGCGTGTTGTTGACATACCGGCCGGAAACCGCGCCGGGATCGTTCTGATGGCTCACTGGTCTGATGCCTACATCGGCATTCCCTACGTTGAGGGAGAGTTCGATTGCGGGGAGCTGGCGCGCCGGGTTCAGGCAGAAGTGTTTGGGCGTGAGATCAAGCTGCCCTCAGAGCGTTGGTATGCCGGCCTCACTGGCGCGGCCAAGCTGGCGGCCATGCGCGACCAGATTCATGCTCTCCAAGCGGACTATGCGAGCCAGACTGATTCCCCCGTTGAGGGTGACGGTGTTTTGCTGGTGAGCCGGGGCCTGATTGACCATATCGGCATCTATTGCGTCATCGCGGGTGAGCCCTGGATACTGCACGGCACCTCTGGCGCCGACCAGGTGATCCGTACCCGGCTGCGCCAACTCGATCTGGCCGGGTACAGGCTTGAGGGGTTCTACCGATGGATATGAAGGTAGCCAGCCCCTCCCTGGTAGTCAGCCCCCATCCGATTCTGGCGCAGGCCGGGCGGCAGATTTATACGGCGGAATTTCTGCCTGGTGAAACCATCGCTGACTTCCTTGATCGTCAGGGCGTGAAGCTCGGCATGCAGCCCTGGTTGCTGGCTGTCGATGGCCACCCGGTGCCTCGGGAATGGTGGGGCCGGGTGCGGCCCAAGCCGGGAACCCTCATCACCCTGCGGGCGCTGGTGCAGAAGGGCGGCGGTGGTGGCGGAAAGAACCCTCTGCAAACGGTGCTTTCAATTGCGTTGATGGTGGCGGCACCGGGAATAGGTGCCGCAATCGGAAACGCCATCGGGCTCTCCGGTACAGCGTTCTCGATATTCGGCCAGGCATTTAGCTGGGGCCAAATCATCGGCGGCATGGTTTCAATTGCCGGCAACATGATCATCTCCGGCCTCGGGGACGCCCCACAACAGGCGATGACGCAGGCTTCCGGGCGCTACAGTGAAGATCAGGTTTCGCCGACCTACGCTCTCTCCGGGGGGAGCAATCGCTTGCGGCCCTTTGAGCCTATGCCACTGCTGTTCGGCAGGCATCGCATCTACCCCGATCTGGGGGCGAAGTCATGGACGGAGTTCGAGGGGGAGGATCAATACCTCTACCAGATTTTCAACTTCGGTCTGACCGACATGGTGTTGGACGAGTTCAAGATCGGCGCAACACCAATCGAGAACTACCAGGATGTGGATATCGTCCAGGCCGGCGCTGATGGCAAGGTGGCGAATTGGCCCTCCAACGTGGATAGCACGGCGGGCGCCTCTCTGACCTATGCCGTGGGCTGGATATCACGCACGTCAGGCATCAACGCCACAGCGTTGGCCGTCGATATTCAGGGTTCCCTTTACGCCGCAGGATCGAGCGGCCTGTCGGCAGCAACCTGTGTGCACGAGATCGAGTATCGGGCGGTGGGGGCTTCCACCTGGCTGCCGTTTGTACCTGATGTAAAACAGTACTACACCTATTATTGGAGCCGTGGCTACACCAGTACCGATGGCGACGGTAATACCTCCTGGGTACAACTCGATTATGGTTCCACGGTTGCCGGCGATCACGTCGAGGGTGCAGCGGCGGGTACGCTGAACGGCAAGGCCACCGTTTGGCACTGGCGGCCGTACAGCGATATCGCTCAAACGACAGGAGGGTCGCCGGACTACACCAAGCCTCTTCGGGCGCCAGCGCCGCCGATCACCTACACCACCGACACTCACACGCTGTCGATCACCAACTCGACGCGCAAGCCGATCCGTCGCACCATCAAGCGTACCGTGCCCGATGGGCAGTATGAGGTACGCATCCGCCGCGTCACGGCGGACAGCACGTCGGCCACCAATGCTTCCGAGTTTTCATGGTCGACTCTCCGCACCTACCAGACCGATACCACCGACTACACCGGCCAACGCCGCGTGGGTCTCAAGATCAAGGCCAGCGGACAGCTACAAGGCCAGGTGGATCAATTCAGTGCCGTGGCCACGTCTTGGGAAAGCGTGTGGGACAGTACCGCCAACGATTGGGGTGTTGCTCATAACTCGAATCCGGCCTGGGCCTACTTGCGCTTCTGCCGGGGGAAGCGGATCGACGGAAAACTGATATACGGCCTGGGCCTAGACGATGCGCGCATAGATATCGCGGGGCTCAAAGTCTGGGCGGCCTGGTGCGACTTGCACGGCCTGACTTTCAATGCGGTATTCGACACCCAGCGCTCACGCGCCGACATTCTGGATCTGATCGCGGCCTGCGGACGTGCATCTCGCACCTGGGCAACGGGGAAGATCGGCGTGGTATGGGACGCCGAGGACCAGCCAGAGGTTGGCGTGTTCACGATGTCCAACATCGTGGCATCGAGCTTCAGCATCACCTACGCCACCGAGAAATTGGCCGACGAGATCGTCGGCAATTTCATTAACCCCGACAAAGACTGGCAGCAGGACCAGGTGCGCGTTACCGTTCCAGGCTTCCCGGTGGGTTATGTGCCGACCAATCCGGCGACCGTTGAAATTTTCGGGTGCACCGACAAGGCGATGTCCGGAAAGATCATCAATCTGCGCGCTGCGGCCCAGCGTTACCACCGCCGCAGCATCCAGTGGGAATCGGATTTCGAGGGTCTGGTGGCCCAGCGCGGCGACGTGGTGCGGCTTTCGCATGATCTGACTCAGTGGGGAACGTCGGGGCGTCTAGTTGGTGCTACCGATACGGTGCTGACGCTTGACCGCCCGGTAAGTTACGCCAGCGGAACCCCTTATATCGGCGTCAGGCATCCAGACGGAACTTGGTTCATTCGTGCCGTGCAAGCCTTCACGGGAGAGGCTATGTCCGTGACCCTAACGGCTCCGCTCACTTTCACCGACGGCGCTTTAACCTATAACGCGGGAAGCGACCCGCGTGGGCCGGTGATTGATTACCTCTACGTCTTCGACCCCCAGGCTACGCCGGGCAAAAAAATAAAGATTACTGGGGTGCCAAAGGTCACCAATGCCGGCGCCCGTCTGCAGTTCTTGGCTCGCGACGAGAGCCCGGACTATTACGCTGCAGAGTCTGGTGCATTCACCTGGGCCCCGCCGGTCAATCTGTCGCAGCCGCTACCGCAGATCACCGCGATTGATGTGACTGAGGAATGGACCCTGGTTGGCAACAGCTATGCCGTGAAGCTGGTTGTGACCTGGGATGTTATCGGTGCGTTTGACCATGCGGTAGTACGTTTTGGTTACGAAAACGAGCCCCTGCGCCTGGTGGATAGCACCCGCGCCATGCGTAGTGAAATCCTGGTGCCGGACCACGGCTCGGCTCGGATCGAGGTCAGTGTGCTCGATGGGGTTGGCCGCATGGACCCGCTCTATGGCATCGCCGCCACCACCCACACTATCGCAGGTAAGGATATTGCCGTCTCCGACGTGACCAGCTTCACGGCTCAGCCTGGCAGCAATGGCCTGGTAGTGTTTCGCTGGAACATGGTGGCAGACCCTGATTACAAGGGCACCGAGATTCGTTACAACCCGCCCGGCGACATCAACTGGGACAACGCATCGACGGTGAGCATCGCTACGCGGGGGACGCAGATCACCACCGGCATCGTACCGCCGGGAAGCTGGACCTTTCTGGCCCGCCACCATGATGCCTGCTCGCCGGCCAATCTTTCACAGACCGTGGCCACCGCCAGCGCCACGGTGAACAATCCAAACTACATCGTCAGCCAGCGCGATGAGGCTGATTGGTGGGAGACCGGCATCTTGACCAATTTACTGGTCCATCAGCCCTCCCGATCTCTGGTGCTGGCCGGTCAGAGCCTGGCGCAGGCAGCTGGTTGGTCGGCCTTCGACACCGCTGGCTACAACCTAGCACCTCAGGGTACTTACGACACGCCAGAGACCGACGTGGGTCGCGATGCCTTTCTGCGCGTCTACGGCATCCTCTACTCGAAGCTGCTGCCCGGTGCGACGGGAATCTCTGACCCGGATACACAGATAAACGTCAAGCTGGCAGGCGGCGCCTATGCCGGCCTAGCTCCTTGGGACATTGGCACTGTCACCGGGCGTTACTACAAGTGGCGCATCGTGGTTGATCGCGACGAGGGACACTGCCGCGTCTACAACTTCCAGCCGACGCTGGATGCCCGCTACGACAGCCAGTCGGCCTCGGCCGTGGCGGTGCCGGCCACCGGCCTGTCCATCACCTTCCCGAACAGCTTTTTTTCCCAGCCCGCGATCATCACCCAGGCCGTCGGCGCCGGGGACTTCACGACGCAAATCAGCGCCCAGAACAAGAACAGCTTCACCGTATTCGTTCGCACCGGTGCCACCGCCGTGGCCGGCTCCATCAACTGGCGCGCTGACGGCGCGTTCTCTGCGTGAGATAGATCATGCCCGTTTCCACCTTTACCCAGCCCGACCGAACCACTCAGGACACCGAGTCCTACAAGAACGCCATCGATGCCGCAGTCGCTGTTTTGGCTCGCCTTGGATCAGGATTCGCTCCTCATTTTTCCTATAGCGGAACATTTGATTTCTCGGTGACAGTGGATGCTGGGTCGATGTTGAATCGATCGACCGGCGTGTTGAATGAAGTTGGTGCCCAGGTTGTCGGCGGCATAACTACACCCGCCGCTGGCCAGTACAAGAAGGTCCGGATATACATCGCCGAGAGTGGCGCGGCTGTCAAGCTGGAGAACGTGGGTGCGGCTCCCGCCATGCCGACACTTCCTGCCGGCGCGATGCCCATATGTAGCTTCACTCTTTCCTCGGCAACATATTCCAGCAACAACACCCTCATCACCGATGAGAGGGCTTGGCCAAGTGGTTTTGGCAATCAGCGCAACGCATTCTTTATCTCAACATCGATGCAGTTCCCGGCCGTTCCCGGTGCGCTCTTTTATGAGCTGTTTGCAGGCGGAGCTACTGGCGGAGCCGGTGCTGGAGCCACTGCTGCCGGTGGTACTAATTACGGCGGCGGCTCCAGCGCCAGTGGAGGCACCATATTCGGCCGCTGGTGGGCCGCCGAGGCTCTCAATATCGTCATCGGCTTTGGTGGCGTCAAGGGTATTAGCTCCGGTGTCGCTGGAACGAATCCGCCGACGGCACCCACGGCCGGTGGAACGACGACAATCACTGGCGTCACCAGCGGGAATACGATATCCATCGCCGGCACTGCCGCCGGCGGTAACGCCTCGATTGCTGCCGTTGGCGCTGCTGGCGCTGTCGCTGCCACGCCTACCAATGGTGTGGCTGGAACAATTGGACAAGCCGGTACGTCGGGAGCGGTAGCAAATGGAGGGACTGGCCCCGGATGTGGGGTCGGCGCGGTTGCTTCGCCAAAATCCCCCGGTGGAACCACCTCCGGAAACACGAATGGTACGAATGCAGTGCGTAGCTCAGGTGCCGGGGCAGGCGCCGGCGCAGGAACAGGCGTTATGTGCGATGGCGGTAACGGTAGCCCTGGCTGGGTCTTGGTGAAGGTGTACTAATGGCCGTCGTACCGTACTTTCCTCCCAACCACACCACCAAGGCATCGACTTCTGCCGGTGCGAATGCCTACATGGCGGAAATAGAAGCCGCGATAAAGGTTCTTGCGCTAGGGAAACTCAATTCGTTTAGCGCTCACGCTCAGGCGGTTCCTGACATGACGGTGCGAGTGGAGTCCGGGACTCTATCCACTGCCTTCGGGATGATCGCAAACGCCGTACCTGCCTCCGGACAGACTGATTGCAACAACTCCGCTGGAGCAACGGTGACCGTGATCGCCGCACAATCCACGCCAGCATTCACGGCGCCCACCCTAAAACCCAGGGTGGATCGCATCGGGGTCAACATTCTTTTCGGCACGTTGTCTGTGTTGGTTGGGGCGGAGGCGACGGCTCCGGTTCCCATGCCCTACCCTGATTTCACCATTCCGGTCTGCTCTGTGACGCTAGTTCCTGGCCAGGCTGCAATCACGAACGCCCATATTACGGACGAACGTTCTCCATTGGTCGATTTGATTTCAAGCGGCAACGCTGGAGCGGTCTCCACCTCGCCTTATAGGGATATTTCCGGATACGAAATCTTCAATGTTCCAGGGACGTATAACCTTGTCCGGCCGGCTCAATCCCGCGGTTCACGTATCACGTTACTCGGCGGGCGAGGAGGGCGTGGCGGTGGGTTTTATGACGTATCGTCAGTATTTAAAGCGGGTGGTGCGGGTGGTGGTGCGGGAGCCTTCCTTCCAAAAATTATTTGGGGTCCGGAAAACCTGAATGTGGTGGTGGGTACCAACGGCATCAACGGCGCCGATAACAGTCCGGGGGGCAACGACGCTACCGCAGGATCGGCGGGCACCGCAACCACGGTAACTGGCGTCACCTCGGGTATCACTGCGACATGTAATGCCGGAACAGGAGGATCGCGGGCCACTTCTGCGACAACACCAGGCACAGCGGTTGGTCTCGGCGGTACAGCTCCGGCCGCACCCTTTGCAGTTGGCTTCGCTGGGGCCAATGGAGCTGTGGGTACGGTAGCACCGGCCTATGGCGCAAACGGGTCGGCGGGTGAGTTGGGCCAACTTGGTACCACCAATTCATTCGCGCTTATAGAGTGGCTGTTTTAAGGAGAGATCGATGCGCATCGCCGTGTTTGATGAAACCAACACCGTAACCAACATCATTGTTGCCGAGGAGGCCGACCTTGAGAGCCTGGGCATCACAAGCTACTTGGTTCTATCTGAGACCGACAGAGTCGATGTCGGAGATGTGGTTCCCCCTATTCAGAACCCAGCCTCCTGACAATCAACGGCACTTCCTTTCGTGGCCATCATTGCAGACGTTCTTGAGAGGAATGAATATCCATCTCCGAAGGTTGGTTTTGGTGCCCATGTACTCAGTTCAGACGTTTCTTTCCCAGACTGACGTAGCTCAAAGGCGGCTATTAGAACCACTTCACTGGACGCCTGAAAGAATTCAACTTCAATCACGCCAAGATCAGGGTACGTCGATGAAGTAATTATTGGTGTGTATCCATAACATTTGGCCAGAGCGGATTTAATGTTTCTAGAAGCGGATTGATAGTTCAGGGGCAGTTGATTCATTGCCGGGCTTTGTGAGTTTTTAACCTCATCCAGGCGACCTGCACTTACCAGCGCTGAAGCCAAGATCGCAATTACAGAAAGAAGTATTTTTGTCATCATCAGGCATCCATTCGAAGTAAAGGCGGCGCGACCGGTTTAGGTGTAGGAGCACCCAAGCTGGCCGCCATCGGCAGAAGCGACCTGCGTCAGGCCAAGGCGCCGCACCGTGCACACGGCGGCGAAAGGCTACCACGCGGAGTTTTAGATGCAGGAAGTGCGTTGTGGTACATGCAATAAGCTGCTGGCCAAGGCCAGCTATCAGCAGATAGAAATCAAGTGCCCTCGCTGTAGGGCAATAAACCACCTGAAGGCCGTCGAGCCTCCCAATAGCGTGCCTAGAGCACCTGTAAAGGAGAAACCCGATGGAACCGATCTTTAACAATCCGGGCATTAAGGCCAGACCGATCCTTCCCTGGATCGGTGGAAAGCGACGGCTGGCCAAGCATCTTCTTCCGATGTTCCCTGGCCACGAGTGCTACGTTGAGCCATTTGCTGGGGCTGCCGCGCTTTTCTTCATGAAGGCTCCTGTCAGGGCCGAGGTGCTGAACGACATCAACGGCGACCTGGTGAATCTCTACCGAGTGGTGAAGCATCACCTCGAGGAGTTCGTCCGCGAGTTCAAGATGGCGCTCGTTAGTCGTCAGATTTGGGAATGGATGGACTCGACGCCGCCAGAGACGCTGACCGATATTCAGCGGGCAGCCAGATTCTTCTATCTACAGAAACTCGGCTTTGGCGGGAAAGTTGAATCCAGGACGTTCGGAACATCAACGACCGGCGGCCCGAGGTTGAACCTTCTGCGTATTGAAGAAGATCTGTCGCAGGCGCATTTGCGGCTCTCCAGGGCGACGATCGAGCACCTGGAGTGGTCTGAGTGTATCCGGCGCTATGACCGGCCTCATACGCTGTTTTATTGTGATCCTCCCTATTGGGGGACCGAGGGCTATGGTGTTGAGTTCGGCCTTGAGCAGTACAACGATCTTGCTGGCCTGGCCAGGACGATTCAAGGCCAGATGGTGATCTCTGTGAATGACATTCCTGAGATGCGGCGGGCCTTTAAAGGATTCCCAATGCAATCCTTGGATATTCACTACTCGGTTGGTGGTGCGGGGCGAAGTAATGGCAAGTCAAAGGAGCTGATAATCGGACCTTGCTGA